TCATGAACTTGGTTTTAACGTTTCCGGCTTAGGATAAGGCTGCACTTTAAATAATTTTGTATTGAGGCGCTTCTTCGCGCGTTTGTCCAAAAAGCGGATATATCGAAATTGCTGAAAGCGATGAACAGTTGCACGCTCTATATTGGCCCTCAGGTATTCTCCTCGCTTGCCGCCCCGCGTGATCGCGTTGCGGGCTATTTTGTGATACCATTCACCATCAAGCTCATAGAATCGCGAGTAATGGCTGCCAATATATTCAAAATTACTCGCCTGATACACCACGCCACAACGCCCACAGCGCTCATCTGCAAAGGATTGCACCCATTGCACCTGAGGATAAAGTAATCTGATAGTTTTCAGTGCATAGCTGATCGCTCGTGACTCTGAATTTTTAGGCATGTCATCATGCAGCCATAAGCGGTTAAGCTCCATATACTCACGATTCCCCGTGCCAGAGACCACTTTTGCGCCACTGTTAGGATTCAGGGCGTACCCCAACTGCATCACCCCAACCAAAGCCCTACCGGAGAATACCCCAAGATGTAGCCAGGAATTATTAACAAACCGCCTGCTATAATGCCGACTTGTTACAATGACGCGGGTAAGCCAGCAGGCAATGGTTTCTACCCGCAATTCGTGTGAGCCGTATCCAACAATCTGGTCATTATCGAAAATGGGCTGGGGTGGTGTGAGAATGCGTGACGTATGTGCGCGCTTCATTTCCGGTCTCCGACTGGCGTTCGGAGACGCTGGTTGAGGGATTGCTCATCCTCATTTCATTAAATGCTTTGCAGCGCGGGCATTTTATCTGTATGTAAATCGCTTCTGCTTTTGCCAGCAATCGGTGACAACCGCAGCAGCGTATCTCCTGTAACATCTTCTCAAATTGATCTGTTTTAGCGATCGATAAGGCTTTATTGATCGCTAATGCCACTTATGTTTCATGTTAGCCGGCGCAAGGTCGGTAGTGCGATTTTCTGATGCGGCGTGCGATATTTGAAGCCAAAACGTGCGATAAATGACAGGCTACTTTTGTTTCCATCAGTGCAACGAAATTACACTGTCATTTTTCATCAAAGCCATTTTGGCCTGTTCGAGCATTCCGGTTANCTGGACAATATTTGTAGATGCTGGCCAATGAAACATCATACAGTAATGCAAGCTGTTTTCTGCTATGACCATTCGCCAATAATTTTTGAGCTTCCTGTTGCTGTGCAAAAGATAGCGACTGAGGTCTGCCGCCAATACGTCCTCTGCTTCTCGCTGCAGCTAAACCAGCCTGAGTACGTTCAACAATCAGTTCGCGCTCCATTTGTGCTAACGCGCTCATCACATGAAAGAAAAAACGGCCTGCGGACGTAGAGGTATCAATGGCATCCGTCAAACTATGAAAATGAATACCTTCATCTTCCAGATTGGATATTAAAGTAATCAAATGTTTAATGCTGCGACCCAGCCTGTCGAGCTTCCAGACCACCAGAGTATCCCCCGATTTCAGGCAGTTTAACGCGCGTTTTAATCCGGGTCTCTGGTCTGTTTTTCCACTGATTTTATCCTCAAAAATCTGTTCGCAATTTGCACAAATCAAGGATTTTTGCTGTAAATCGGTGTTTTGGTCATTTTTTGACACCCTCATATAGCCAATTTTTGCCATTTTAGCCCCTAATCCTCCCTCCGAAAGCCTTGTCATCGCTGGTTTTGGGCAAAATATTAGCTAAATTCCCGATTTAAGAAAACCTTGGTTTAACGGAAACGGTAGATTGTGCAAAAAATGCACTGGATAAACGGACTGGCGGAACGGTCAATGGCGACATTCTTTCACAGGGTGGCCAAATCGGAATGAAGGGGGATAACAGTAAGCCTTTTATTCTCGCGAATGCTGATGGCAACGTGCGCGCCTATATCTGGAAAGATAAGGGCGGTGATGGAATACACATCAATAACGGTATTGACGGCGGCGGCGATTATATTTTTCATAAAGATGGCGGTTTTCGTGCCCCTTCTTCCGTGTATGCCGGAGCTGCAAGGATAGCCGCTGACGGCAATATCTACGGTAGCATGTGGGGCAATCAGTGGCTGGACGCTTACCTGGAAAAGACCTTCCAGCCTAAAGGGGCCTACGGCAAAGCGAATACAGCGAAGCTCGGGGTCAATGGATGGTTTAAATGCGGGGACACGGGATTGATTATCCAGTGGGGTAAAACTGATAGCGAAAACTTTGACAGGAAAATCCTTCCGCTGCCCCTTCCGTTTCCAAATGAAGGTCTGTGGGCGCTGGGCTGGGTTGCTGAAGCTATAGGGATGGGTGAAGATCTATGTTCACACTCTGCCGGATTAGTCGATAAGGCGCATATCAAGGTTACAACTGACTACAACCTGGCTACAGCCAGGATAGCAATAGGATATTAATCATGTATTACTACAGTCCGGGTGAAAATGCTTTTTTCCCTGAAGAATTAAAACAGGACTATATCAGGGCAGGCAGCTTTCCCAAAGATACCGTTGAAGTCGGTGATGATGTCTGGCTGGAATTTGCAGGCAATCTGTCTCCCAAAGGTAAGCAGCGTATAGTTGGTACGGATGGTTTTCCAGCATGGGGAGATATACCACCACCAACAAAAGAAGATCTGATATCAGCAGCAGAGAAGCGAAAATCCTCGCTGATGCAGATTGCTACCGCCGCCATTGCACCTCTTCAGGACGCCGTAGACCTCGATATGGCAACGGATGCCGAAAAAGCGTTACTGCTGTCCTGGAAAAAATACCGCGTGCTGCTTAATCGTATCGATCTCAGCGCAGCCACGGATATCGACTGGCCAGACCTCCTTCAGAAACCAATCGCCAGAACCACGGTTTCAAGGCTGTTATCCACCGTCACCCTGACGATCCCGTTATCGACCAGATGGGCTGACTGTGATTGACGATCTGCATGAAAATTTATCGCAGAAGCAACATAGCCGATACAGAACAATCCCGCGCTGGGAAATTTCATGGGCAACGGGAAATCATAGGTTCCTTCCCTTTTATCTTTTCCATATCTTGCCCACTGAATAATTAATCCCGTGTCCCCGCATTTCCACCATCCATTGACCTCGCGCTTCGCCGTATTGGGTTTGCCGTAGGCCCCTTTAGGCTGGAAGGTCTTTTCCAGGTAAGCGTCCAGCCACTGATTGCCCCACATGCTACCGTAGATATTGCCGTCAGCGGCTATCCTTGCGGCTCCGGCATATACGGAAGAAGGGGCACGAAAACCGCCATCTTATGAAAAATATAATCGCCGCCGCCGTCAATACCGTTATTGATGTGTATTCCATCACCGCCCTTATCTTTCCAGATATAGGCGCGCACGTTGCCATCAGCATTCGCGAGAATAAAAGGCTTACTGTTATCCCCCTTCATTCCGATTTGGCCACCCTGTGAAAGAATGTCGCCATTGACCGTTCCGCCAGTCCGTTTATCCAGTGCATTTTTTGCACAATCTACCGTTTCCGTTAAACCAAGGTTTTCTTAAATCGGGAATTTAGCTAATATTTTGCCCAAAACCAGCGATGACAAGGCTTTCGGAGGGAGGATTAGGGGCTAAAATGGCAAAAATTGGCTATATGAGGGTGTCAAAAAATGACCAAAACACCGATTTACAGCAAAAATCCTTGATTTGTGCAAATTGCGAACAGATTTTTGAGGATAAAATCAGTGGAAAAACAGACCAGAGACCCGGATTAAAACGCGCGTTAAACTGCCTGAAATCGGGGGATACTCTGGTGGTCTGGAAGCTCGACAGGCTGGGTCGCAGCATTAAACATTTGATTACTTTAATATCCAATCTGGAAGATGAAGGTATTCATTTTCATAGTTTGACGGATGCCATTGATACCTCTACGTCCGCAGGCCGTTTTTTCTTTCATGTGATGAGCGCGTTAGCACAAATGGAGCGCGAACTGATTGTTGAACGTACTCAGGCTGGTTTAGCTGCAGCGAGAAGCAGAGGACGTATTGGCGGCAGACCTCAGTCGCTATCTTTTGCACAGCAACAGGAAGCTCAAAAATTATTGGCGAATGGTCATAGCAGAAAACAGCTTGCATTACTGTATGATGTTTCATTGGCCAGCATCTACAAATATTGTCCAGTTAACCGGAATGCTCGAACAGGCCAAAATGGCTTTGATGAAAAATGACAGTGTAATTTCGTTGCACTGATGGAAACAAAAGTAGCCTGTCATTTATCGCACGTTTTGGCTTCAAATATCGCACGCCGCATCATTATCCAGCGTCAGGGGGGCCTGCATGCGGTAAGCCATCAGCCAGAAGCCGTAGCCCACATTGCGCCGGGCCGAGGCACCAAAGACAAATTCGTTGTCGGTAAATGCGCGGCCCTCATCCACTTTGGTCAGTGCAAGCAGCTCAGGTGGTCGGCGGTTCTGGAAAATCAGCGGCTTGAGGGCGCGCGAGCAGTCCAGCAGATACCAGACAGCACCGTCGTACGCTTTTTCTGTTGCCCCGGAGCCGGTTTTTTCAATCAACTGGTTGGCAACCTTTTTGGCGGTGCCGCTGCCGTCGACCTTGGGATAGACCGGATGCTCGCTATCAAAAAAAGGTTTGCCGTCGTAGCAGTCGGTTTTATTGCCGTCGCGCAAGGCGGTAAACACCAGCTCATCCGGTTGTGCGGCGGCGGCGCGGCCCATTTCCTGAAACAGCGGGCTATACGCGCCGAGATTGTCATCCTCAAAATCATCGCGGGTAATGGCGACCGTGCCTTCATAGGTCTTGTTGTTGATGGCGTAGCCATAGACCTTCATCTGCTGGATACTGCGCGAGCCGACCCACTCCCGGAACGCGGGAAACTGCCCCAGCCAGCCGTAGGTATTGGATTTTGACGTGGAGGCCACCGTGGTCGCCACCTGCTGGTAGTGAGACGGGGCCATGCCCAGCCCGTTCTGAAACTCCTTGCGAAAGCCGGTCATCAGGGCAGTGATTTGCGACGGGGTAATCGGTGTTGGCATTATTGTGCGTCCTCGGTCTTGATTTTCTGGAACGCCGCCGGGGTCATCCCCAGCACGCGCGCGGCCTGTAACTCTTCCGCCGACAGGGCAACGGTGGCGGTTTTTTCACGGTTTTGGGGCGGCTGGGTCAGGGTTTCAGTCTGCACCCGGGTCAGGGCGGCTATCGGCTGGCGCGTCGCCAGCTGCGCCGACAGGGCCGTCACACCAATCTGGTCGCCGAGTTCTTCCAGGTAGGGGCGCTCGGATTTCAATATCCGCCCGTCCTGCTCGGCCTTGTCCAGCGTCTGCGCCAGGGTGGTTTTTCCCAGGTCGGCGGACAGTGACACCACCTGCTCACGCACCGCGTTATAGGTCTCGACCGGGACATAGCGGCGTAAATCCACGGTCTCTGTTGGTGCCTGGGTTTTCAGCGCGTTCAGGTCAGCGGACAGGGCCGCCATAGTGGTTTCCAGCGCGGTAGCCTTGTCCGCCTGGCTTTTTAGCGTGGTCACGGCAGACAGGGCGGCGGTGGCGACCTCATCGGTCAGCTCGCCGCCCGCCGGCACCGTCAGGCCCAGCGCGGCCAGCAGCGCGTTTAAGGATGGATTCATTGCAGGCTCCTTAGGGGAGGAAGGGGGAACAGTTAACGCCAGGTACAGGTCCTCGGCGCTCAGGGCGGCCACCGGGCGCAGGCCCCGTCAGACCCGGATCGCCGGTAATGGCCAACATTCTTAGCTCAAGGGGTTCGCCGCTGCGCGCGTCATAGCCCATCACCGGCGAAAAATAGGGAAATTCATTGTTTTTCAGGCGCTCAAGCGCCGGCGGGTTCCAGTCCGGCTTGACCCAGACCCCGGTCTTGTCGTCCCAGCGAAAACGCGCCGGGGTCGCCGGAACAAAGCCAGCCGCCGGGGCCGCTTCCTGTTTAAACAGCGTCTGGTGGTTATAATCGATTTTGACAGGCTGATTGAGCGCCACCACCCGCGCCACCATGCGGTTAAACGCGGCCTCGTTAATCAGCCAGCCCTCGGCGGGCGTCTCGGGGCGACCGTCACGCGCCCGGACATGGCCGGCGGGCATCACCTGACACCAGCCGTCATGATCAAAGGGCGAGAGCGTCGCGGCGTTGAGCACCGCATAGGCTATCTTGGGAACAGGGAGTTTTGTCGTCATGCCGCCAGTGTGGCAGCATCAGCGCGGACGGTGGGATTACGCTACATTACCAATCAACGGGGTGGGCAGTTTTACTTTCGCAGTGGGGCAGATTTCAATGGGCACTGACAACGGCGGGCGATCGCCTGAATAACCCCGTTCAAAACCCCTTCAAAAACGCCGTAGCGCGTTCAAAAGATTTTTTTTGATGCCGAGGTACCCCTTCTCCGTCATCATCGCATAGTAGGGCGCACAGGCGTTTATGGGTGCAGGGCGTTGGACAGGCGTTGCGCCAGGGCGTCGAGGATATCCCACTCGCCGGTCGGATCCAGTCCCATAAACGGTCGGGCCGGGATGGCTGCCGGCCCCGGACGCATCCCCGGTTTGCCGCCCCCCTGATGGATGGCCGCCTGCGGCACATTGGCCCCGATACGCGCCCAGCTATCGCCCCAGTCGATGCTCACCGAGCGCGCCATATCGCCCTCGCGGGTCAACACCTTTATGGGGCTGTAACCGTGCCGCTCACGCCAGCGGCGATACGGATCGCTCAAGGGTGCCCAGGCCGCCCCGGTATCCGGCGAGCGTTCGCGCTCAAACGCCTGCTCAGTGGCCGAAAGGAGGCTGGCGGCGACGATACGGGTGATCGCCTTGCTGTCTTCGCCAACGCGTTGCAGTTCAGCAAACAGGGTTTGCAGGCGCTTGCGATCAATCACTGCGGTTAATTCAGTCTGTGACATCTTGCCCTCCAGGGGCTTTGTGACTACTCTATATACAGGTCGATGTACTCTTAACGGTAAAGCGGTGTGTCCCTGTTAACAGGTGACAACATTATATGCGGGTTCAACTCCCGTCATCGACCTAATCAATACTTCCCTCAATGACATCAATCCATCCACCGATAATATCTTCCCTGATTTTTTTCAGATCTGCTCGATAGGCATTAATGACCACATCCAGGCTATCAGGATGTTTCCTCACACCGTAAGGGGCATTCACCGCGATTTTCATGTGTCCGTCGTCAGCGGTTTTCGCAATGAAAATCAGGTTTTTGTGGCGTTTATCCCAGAGTACGGCTTGAGGCTTTGCCAACAAACCAGGGAGTGCGGCCACATCCTCGGGCAACAATGCCACCCCGGTTTTATGGTGCTTGTCACTGTCGGCATGCAGCAGGTTTTTTTCGCTCATCGCCAGCAGACGGGCCGGTGCCTGCCCCGTGCGCGCCTGTACCACACGGGCAATGGCTTCCGGCAAAAAGCCCAGCGTGTGAATGCCGTTGCCGGCACGCCGGTTTTGCATAATGCGCGTGGCCCATAGCGAAAAACTCAACTGACGCGCCGGGCTGTTGTTCAGCTCCTGCACCACGGCTTCACGCAGCGCCGCGTCTTTGACCTCAAGGAGTTTGCGGATCATTGTCTGGTCAACACCGAACGCCGCCGCGCCGGGGTGATAGGACCAGCCCACATCCGGCGTCATTTTTACCTTGCCATCATCAAAGGTGGTAACGGGGGTGGTGACGATTTCCCCACTACGCTTATCGACACCCGCCTCTGCCTCATGAGTGTGTAGCTGACCGGCCTCTTCCGTAACGCGCAGGCCTAACTCATTCAGTCGGCGTTTTGACAAGGCGCGTACCCGGCAGCGGCAGTTAAACCCGTTGGGCGGGTAATGGCTTTGCCAGAAGGGGTGATCGTAACGAAAAACCTTGCCATGCAGGGCGGCATGTGACGGCCGGGTGCGGCTATCCCCGACGGCGACATACTGCCAGTAGGGATAAAGGTCTGCGGTGGCCATCATCTGTGCATAGCGGCCGGCATTATAGGCGACGCGGGTATTGACGTTATATATCGTCGCCAGGCGGCGGGCGCTGCCCAGTTGCACGACTTCGGCATTGCCCTGGCTGTCCACCACGACCTGTTTCCCCCACCATCCGAGCGTTTGCAGCAGGGGCGTCAGCGTGTTGATAAACGCCTGCCGGGATATGCCCTGTGATTTTACTCTATCCACCTCGTCACGGATCGCACTCAGGACGTCCAGCCGCGCCGCCTTGGCGACGGTAAATATCCGGGCGTGAACGGCCGCCTGTTGCTCAAACCAGTTCCAGGTGATGTGATACCCCTTGGCGCGGAAGTAGGCGATGGCCTCTTTTGGCGGCAGGCGGGCGACGACGCCCAAATCAATCGGTTGTGGCATCGAGACGCCCCCACACTTCCAGCGCAAAGGTGGCGCGGGTCAGCAGTTCAATCAGCGCGCGGTCGTCCATCTCGGGGTAAAGGATCGCCGCCTGCTCCAGCGCCGCCTCCGGCCCCTGCTCACGGATAGCGGCTATCACCGGTGCCAGTAACGGGTCGGCACTGGCGTTCAACCCTGTGGCGTCGAGTGCTGTCTCCACCGCGTCCAGCGCGTCGGTTATCGGCGCTGCCGGTGTGAGGGTCGCTGATAGCGCAGTGTGCGCCACCGCCGGTGGCGACGAGACGGTAAACACCGCCTCATTGCCATCCGGCACCGGAATGCGCAGCTTATCGTAGATCCAGGAAACCGGTATCGCCATGCCGGTCGCCAGTTTGGGAATAGCCTCGGCAAAGCTGGCCATATCCTCACATTCCAGCGTATCAAACACCAGGCGGGGGAGTCGCCGCGGATCAAGCGGGACCGGGCTGTTCAGCGCCAGCAGCGGATAAATGAGATCACGGTTAAAGGTCCGTGACAGCTGGCGTAAATCGGCGTTGCGGATCTCCTTGCGCACCGCATTATGCACCTCGCCCAGCGAGCGCGCGCCTTTATCGCCGGCCTCTGAGGTCAGTGTCCCGCCGAGGATCGCTTTAGATATCGCGCGCTCTCCCCAGGCAATCATCGCCATAAACGGGTCAGACTGACCGTTAGCGGCGGCCTCAAACTCCAGGCTCATGCCGGCGGGAATAATCCCCCCGGCCCGACGGCCAATATCCATCACCGCCCGCATCAGGGCGCTTTTCTGCTCAGCACTCGCGCCGCTGGGGTATTTCCCCACCCGCAGCGGCAGTCCGTAAATCTCCAGAAACTCGGCGAAATCCCGCACGCTGTAATTCTTGAAGATAAACGGCACAAATCAGTGTGCGTACCAGCCCCTGGGTGCCGGGGTAGCCGGTTTTGGCCTTGGCCTCATGGCAAATCCAGCCAAACGGCTGTAACACCTGCCCGGCATAGCTGCCATCGCGCAGCCGCAGCTCGCGGTAGTCGTCAGGATTGACGCAGAACAACGCCGGATCGCGCCAGTGGACAGCGCGCGGGAAAAATTCGCCGCCGCGCGGGGACCCCAGATAATTTCCTGCATCGCATAGCCTTTGAGAAGGGCGTCGGTGGCGTCAAACAGCGCATTGTCAAACCATGACGCATCGGCGAGCCGTTCTTCCAGCGCCACCGCCTGGGCTTTCTCCTGGGCGTTGGGGTTATCCGGCGGCTGAATGCGCCATTCCACACTGTGCAGCGCCAGGCGGCGCTTGCTGAGTTCAGAAAACAGATGAGTGTCTTTTTCTTCCAGATCGGCAGCCAAATCCACCAGAGCCGTCATGTCACCGCGCTCTGCCGCCCGCAAACAGAGTGCGGCGCGGTTAGGGGTGATACCGGACGCCGGATGCGCTGGCGCACGGCTGGCCACCTGGGGAATATCGGTCTTTGCCGTCTGGCTGTCCGGTGAAAACGCCAGCGGCTGCCCCTGAATATCCACAAGCCTTTTCATTTACCAGCATCCTCGCTCATCAGCGTTATCATCGTCATCGCCGACCTCATCGGCATACTCCATCGCCCGGATACGGGCGGGCAATGCCTGACAGGCCGCCTCATCCAGCACAAAACCGTCCAGCGCGGCGGCGCGGTTGGCCATACAGAGCGCCACCGCATAGTCACCGTGGCGGCGCGCCCCCTGAACGCCTGACTGCGTATCCTTGCTGCGGCCCTTGTCAATTTGCGGTATCCCGTTCACTACCTTGATATGCAGCAAATCATCCAGCGTGGACTGATGGCGGGCCAGCGTCAGGTTTTGCGCTTCCAGCTCACCTTTCAGTTTGGGCATCCATTCGGCATACCATTTGGCCGAGAGTGTGACGCAATCGACCATGTCCGGGCCGAAATGCAGCCGGGCGGCCTCGGCCAGATAGCCGCCGTTGCCGGTGGCGTCAAAGGCGGCCCCCACCAGACGCGGCAGCCGGGTCAGGATAGTGAGCATTATCTGCTTTTGCTGGTCATAGGTGACGTTGCGCAGCTCGACGCGCAGCGCCTCGCGTTTGCTTAAATCCGGGGCGATGGCCAGTACCACAAACACCGACAGATCGCCCTTGCGGGCAAAGTCCTCGCCGAAACAGTAACGACAGTCCGGCGCAAGGGTCGTCAGCACCGCCTCGAGATGCGCCTGACACCAGGCCGCGACCTCGGCTTCGCGCTGTGCGGCGCTCCACAGTTCAAATACCGCCGGGGCTTCAAAGCGCAGAAGGGGGACACGGCCTGCCGGGGACATCGCCGCCTCAATCAGCGGGCGGGCAAGATAGGCACCGCCCGACTTGCGCGGCACGCAGCCGTATTCCTCCGCGGCACATTCGCTATTGGGGGCGTTTTTATACAGGTTATCGCGCCACGCTTTTTCGGCATCAGGCGACCACACCTGCCCGGTGACCGTGCAGATACGGCGATACAGTCCTTCGCCAATCGCCTCATCCAGCGTGATGCGGTGCAGGCTGTAATCCTTGCGCCCTTCGCGGGCGTCCTGAATGTAGGCATTAAACGGGTTATCGACCCCGTTATGGGTGGAAATCAACCGCACCCGCGCGCCCCACATGTTGAGTGCCAGCGCCGCCTTGAGCAGTTCTTCAAGGGATTCATGGAACGCCGCCTCGTCAATCACCACATCGCCCTGCAAGCCTCGGAGGTTGGACGGGCGAGAGCTTAACGCCTGAATTTTAAAGCCGCTGTGGGGAAAGCGGATCATGTACTGGAGAATTTCCTCGTGCTTCTCGCTGTCCCAGAAGGTGGACTCGTAAACATCGGCCTGGGCCAGCTGGTTAAAGGCGCGGGCAAACAGCGCGCAGGCGGCAATATATTCCAGCGCCATCTCCTTCTTGCTGCCGACGTAAAACACATTGCGTCCGCCATCGCGCCGCGACTTGCTGGCGGTGATGACGTTGCGCCCGGCCTCGGCCCAGGTCAGGCCGGTACGGCGGGATTTTTCGGCAATGCACACCGGGCTGTCGTCGAGGAACCAGCGTTGTTGATAAGGCAAAAACACCGGTTCATTTTCGGGTAACGCCAGTGATTCGGGCACATCGACGCCGCAGGCGCGGGTGGCCTCGCGCAGGTCAATTTTGCGTGGGTCGGTCAATCGGTGCATCGGGGCCGGCTGTTCAGCGGTTTGCATTGGCTCTTTCCATGAAAAATCAAACTGTTGAAAAATGCATTAGGCTTTACCCAGCAAAATGTCGCGGATTTTGCTTTCCATCTGGTGACTCATGCCCTCCTGCCCACGGAGTGCTTCACTGACGGCATTCGCCGCTTCCTCGGCATAGGTCTGGCGGATTTGTGCCTCGCGCTTGTGGCTCATCTCAGCCGTGCGCTCCAGGCGCTGGGCGGCCAGCATGGCTTCTTTCAGAAAATCAATATCAATCTCGTCGTTATCCTGACTGGCGATCTGGTGTTTGCGTATGCCCTTGAACAGCAGGGAGCGCGCCATCTCCATAATCAGCCGCGAGGTTTCGCCGGTGGGTTTTTCGCCCAGTTCGGCGGTCAGGGCGCTGGTCTGCTCACGCAGCTCGCGTAAATCCCGCGCCACACGCTCGTTTTCACTCGCCAGCCGGTTCAGGGCGCTACGCGAGAGTTTTTGCTCCGGCGGTAAGCCGGCCGCCTCAATCAGGCGGTTTACCTCGTCCAGAATTTGCAGCTGGGTGATACGCTTTTCCCGCAGCAGCGTAAAAAGACGTTTACGGATATCTTCCGGCAGCACATTGACCTTGCCGGGACGGCCTCGGGTGGCTTTTTCCATCCCTGCCCCCTTAGCGCCGACGCGGCTTCTTCACACCCGGCACGGTCGCGCGACCCTCGGCGACCTCCTGCCCGCGCCCGCTCAGATGGGCCACCAGATAGCCGCCGGGCAAGGTGTCAAGCCGCAACAGGTCCTGCTCCGCCAGCCAGGCCAGCAACACGCGCACGCGGTCGCGCGAGACCTTATGACCGTAGGCGTCGAGGCAGTCCTGCAACACCGATTCATTTAATTCGCCGTGATACTCATTCAGTGAACGCACTATCACCAGGCGCTGGTCCTGCGTCAAAATATCGTCAATCATCCGTCACTCCGGTAAAGGGCTTTTTCCACCAGTAACTCCAGCTGATGCGTCACCGCCTGCAAGCTGGCGCGGGTCTCTTTCAAATCGCCGCGCAGCTCGGTGATTTCCACTTTCAGGGCATGCACCGTCTGCGCCGACGGCGTGGCCCCAGGCGGGTTTCTACCGTCAGCAGACGGGCGTTAAAGTGCTCGACCTGCTCGCGTCCGGCAAAGGAGCGGCGCATCAGCCACATAAACAGCGCGCCGGCGGTGCTGGTTGCCGATAAGGCCGGCGCGATATACTCCTTCAGCACGTTAACCCACACGGGCACGCTCCCGCCGGGCCTGGCAGGCCACACAGCAGCGCGCCTGCGGCAATACCGCCAGCCGGGCCGGGGCAATCCTGTGGCGACAGTCCTCGCAATAGCGCGGCGGCGCATTGTCTGGCAGGGGGGTGTTGATTGGCTTCATCGTTTACTCATCATGCGTTTGTTCTTGTCGGTAATGCTCTGCCTGGCGCAAGGCGGCCTTGTCGGCGTTGCACTGCTTGATCACGGCCAGCAGTTGCAGGGAATACTCCACGTTGGCCCCAAAGGTCAACGGCTCAGGCGGCAGCGGAGCCGGGCAGGCGGCCAGTAATGCCTCAGGGAGCGGCACCGGCGGCAACGTCACCACTTTCACGGGCGTCGCGGCGCACCCGGTCAGCCACAGGGCCAGGCACAGGCTCACGGGCGCAATTGAGCCGCGATAACCGCTGGCGCACCTGCTGGCGGCCTTTTTCACTTTCGCCGCGCTGTTGCTGTTTTTCATGCTCAACGGTCTGCTCCAGGGTATGAAAGACCTGCTGCGTCTGTCGCTGCTCGGCGAGCGCCTGCCAGGCGGCATCACGCTCCTGACGCAGGGTACAGAGCGCGGTTTCCCGCAGGCGTTCACGCTGCCAGAGCCAGCCACCGGCCCCTAACAGCGAGGCCAGCAGGCACAGGGTGAAGACGACTTTCAGACTGCCCGTCACCCTTTATCCTCGGGGCGGGCAGTCCGTACCGGCACAGCCATTCATCGGCGGCGCGCCGATTGACCAGACCGTTCAGCGTGACGCCATTCACCTTGACCCAGCGCCGCAGCTCATCGCAGGCCGCCGGAATATCGCCGGCATTGAGGCGCTTTAGCAGGGTCGAGCGCGCAAAGGCTCCCGCCCCGACATTGTGAATAAAGGCGGCAAGCGCCACGCGCTGTCCGTCTGACAACGGTACGGTGACCTGCTGGTCAATCACGGCGAAAGCCTGACGCATATCCGCCGCCAGCAGGGCCTCACACTGCGCCGGCGTTCGGGTCGTCTCGGGGGTGATGTCGCCACCGGTATGGCCGTAGCACACCGTGAGCACGCCGCCACTATCGGCATAGGGTCGGGTGGCATGACCTTCCCAGAACGCGGTATAGCAGGCGGCCAGCGCCAGTGCACCGGCACCGGACAGGGCCAGCAGTTTTTTACGCAAGGGTTCGGGCAAAGCGGGCATGGCGGTCTCCTTAACGCGCTGATGCGCACAAGGATAGGGAATTAACCGACAGGGAGGGGATTACGCTCCGTTAACAATCCGTCCCCTGGGGGCCAGTCGATTGTCCGGGCACGTCGCGGGGTCAGTGAGCGAAGAGGTCTGGCTGGGTACGGCGGGCGTGGAGTTGGCGCTGGGTGGCGATAATATGGTAAATCTGCTGCTGGCCGAGCCGGTATTCGCGGCGCAGGCTCTCGATGGGGGTCCCCTTGAACCAGCGGCTGAATATCTCATCATCGCGCAAGGCGTTAAACAGGGTATCGCCCTTGGGCAGGTAATAATTGCGCCCGCCGGCATAGGCAGCCAGCGCGGCGGCCTGCTTGCGCGCCAGCAGACGCGCCCGTTCGGGGTCAAAGCCCTGGCGTTGCAGTTCGTTGTCCATCACATCCACCAGAGCGCCCAGCAACTGCGGCCACTGGCGCTGCAAGGTCTCCTCCGCCACGGTCTCCATACGGTCAATCAGGGCATGCAGGTGCGGCGTATCCTGCAATAAATCCGGTTGTTCGGCATTCATAGGCGATCTCTTTTTTGAGATTGTAGATTAACATGATCGGTTTTTTTGATAGAAAACACCCCAATGGCTTTCTCTGGCCTCTGTAGCGCTTCACCGTCTGCGGCTACTGCATCGTTATTCACCGAAAGCCGGGCAACACCCCCCGCCAAAGTAGACCAGGCCATTATCAGCAGCCCCCAGGTAAAGGCGAGACGAATTTTAAACGTTTTGGGATAAATAATAATGTCCACGTTACAACCTCATCAGCAGGGGCTTTGTCAACGGTTATTATTGCGTGGATACGGCGTAACAACAAACGTTCAGTAGAAATAATCATACAGAGAGGAAGCGTGAAAGTATCAAGGCTCAGGGCTATTGCGTAGAGGATGTAAAGCAAATTTTGACAGAGGCGACACGTCATTCAGACAGCGCGGAAGCTCGGTTGTATTTTAAACATGCGCAAGAGAACGATACAAATCCCGTCTAAGCGGCGGGATTTGTACGCGGGGATTATGCCTGTGCCTGATAACGGTCGCAGACACGGGTATAACTTTCTGCCGGCGTACCCGGCGGAAGCTTTGCCAGCATGCTGCGCCGGTGCCAGCGCTTGAGGCTTTCAAGCACCTTGACGGCCAGCGCACTATCCTGATTGAGCCAGGCCAGCTGCGCCACCCCCCAGGCCGCCGTTTTCCTTGGCCGTGGTACGCCTTATCCAGGCATTAAGCGCCACCTCATCGCCCGACTGTACAAACCCCTGGCGGTGCATGGTCTGCCAGATGGACAGGATTTTGGCTACCGGTGAAGCGGGTTTAACGCCGCGTAAAGCGGGCTTTGAACGCACCTTAAAGCCCTTTTTCTTAAACGCTTCCAGCACCCTGACCAGCTCGGGTACGGTCATATCCCGGCAGCTGGTTTTTGTGCGACACACCTTGCCAAGCGCCGCGCGGTAGGTCTCATCATCAAGCTGGAGTTGACGCTGGGCAAGGTGAATGAGTTTGATAAGTGTTGAGCGGTTCACGTATTCTCTCCTGTTTCGCAGCATCATGGCTTATGCCGCCAGGCAAAAGACAGCTTTTCCGGCAGCACCCACAGATGCCGCATATTAGCGACATTGACCACATCCTGTGCAGCCGGATAGACCTCGACCGCATCCTGCCCGGCAAAACCGACCGCATCCTTAATCTCTTGCAGCATGTCCCACGATATCCCGTCTTTCCAGCGCCCGTTACCGCCAAGGGCCAGCAGATTGACCGTCAATCGGTAAAGGCCGTTACCTTCATCGAATACCTGAACCAGCACCTCGGGATGGATAAACATCTTTAGCCGGCGAGGATCATGGTTCTGCGGCGGCCACTGGGCGACAGGAATAGATAATAATTCCATGCTTATCTCCTCACGACCGGCGTCGGGTCAAAGGGTAAATAGCGCAGCACCTGCGCGCTGATATCCTGCCCGCTGCTGGCGCAGCGGCATCGGGTGGGAGAAAGTGTCAGATACGCCAGCATAAAGGCGGGTACACCCTCTTTTTTCTGTGCCCAGCGCTGGGTTTCTGCCACCACGCAAACCTGCTCACGACCTTTTGCGCCGGTAGCCAGCCGCGCGACCCAATCGGGCAACAGCCGACCTTCCACCCAGGGATAGCCAGGGCGGGGGCTTGTGGTCGGACTGCCCAGGGCATAGAAGCCGTTAAGCTCTGTCAGCGCGCCATCCAGCACGGCCCGGCGCAGCGTATCAATCAGCTCACCGGGCTTGAAGCCCGTGCGTTGAGCCAGGTCACCACAGGTCAGGCGCGGGGTAAGATGCAGTTGTTCAAGGACCTGTTTCATCACAATATGGCTCATGCTGAAACCTCCCGGGACAGTGTTGCTTCACGCTGTGCTTCACTGATGCAATGCTGGGCCGCATGCCAGAAATGCCCGACCGCCTTACGGATAAACCGGGCAGCCAGACGCTTGTCGGCGGCGGTGCTGCGGCCACGGTTATAGAGGGCCAACGCCTGCTCGCCTGCATCCAGCGCCTCGTTGATAAGGCGGTCAGGCGCAAAGGCAATCTCCTCCGTCTCCGGCAGATTTTCGGCCAGCAGGCGCTGTGCCAGGCGTTGCAGTCTGCGGATTTTTTCATCCTCCATTATCGCCCCCATGCCGTTAGCGCGTAGCTGGCCAATCATGATGTCCACCTCTGCGGCAGCGATGCAGACCTGTCTGACGTTCTGCTCATGAGTAAGGAAACGGGATAGCGCCGCGGCCAGTTGGCCGCAGGCATCAATGGTTTTTAACATTTGCCGGTCATGGCCCCAGCGCGCCAGGGCGGCATCATAAATAGACTGTTCATTCAATGACATAATATGTCCTCGGCTACATTTTGCGCGCACGAAGCCCTGACGCACGCGCCTGATTTAAAACAATCGATTAAAAAGGCATTACAGTCTGGAGATATCGAGCAGCAATTGTGTATATTCTTTGTTCCCCTCCCGTTGATAAAAACGAATATAACGGGTCGAGCCGCTGACTTTTATTGAGTCCGTCACGGCGCGCATAGCCTCTTGCCAGTCTTCATCATCAATATCAAGGTCTCGTAGTGATAGCACGCTATTGATATCAATGTAGCCCTGTTTATTGACATTGAAAGCGCGGTTGACCAGCGCCATCAATTTGGCATCGGCACCGCCTGACCATTTAGTAATACAGGCCTCTATTTTTTCTTTTGCGACCTGAATACGCTCATCAAAAATACGGTGCTCATCCACCGCTCTGCGCACACGTCGCTCGCCGTCAAAGCTGGTCAGCGTCACATTACCTTTAGTGGCCCCATAATTGACGCCGTACTCTGCGGCGGACAGGTCGATAAAATCGCTTATCTGCTGCATGGCGCGCTGTTTGAACGCGGCCATTTGACACCGTAGTTGAAGCGCCTCGTCAAACAGGGCATTGACCAGCTCGTCGCGCATGTCATCAACGGGTTTGATAGTGTCAGTGGGCACCAGGTGACCCTGTGCGTTGCGCCGGTAGCCCGCCGGGATGGAGGGCATGGTATTTAGCTCGTTCATCGTCAGCCTCATGTTTACTTTTTGCGATTATCACTGGCGGCTATCGCCAGCGGTATGATGATAAAAAACAGCAGTGCCACAAAATCGTCTTCGCTCATGGCCACTCCCAGTACACCAGACACCCCTCAATCCGGCGGGCGTACACCTGACGGCGCTCTCCCTGGCAGCAAAGGGTGATTTCCGTCGCGTTATCCCTCTCCTCCGGGCGTACCGGCGGGGTGATTTTATAAAGGGCGCTGGCAGTAACGCCGGGTATGCAGGATGTCGCTGCCCGCCTGACGTAGCCGGCTGCGCACGGCGTTCATGGCATCAAACATGTTCATCATGGTGACCTGTCCTTTTCAGCATTTTCATTAATAGCCGAGCCTCACACAGTAGTTTGCTCAGTAAAACCGGCCCTGATCCGGACGGCACTTCCCGCCCGGACAGCAATGCCCGTAAGGTGCGCCAGGCGGCGTACCACGCCTGACGCCGGCTTGGGCCAGAGAGATAACAGCCCAGTTGCAACGCTTCCCAGACATCCACATCAAATCCCTGCCACCGGTAATAATGTTGCTGCGCCGGGGGCAAGGTCGCCGCCGCCATCTCATACCGGTCCAGCCAGAGGTACGGCGTTGCCCCGCGTGACAGGGTCATATTGGGCCGGATAGTGCCATCAACGTTATAGCTTGCGTAGCGGGCCATACGCCGCAGGGCGCGGACTTCATGGCGTAAAGAGTTATTCATCACTGGCTCTCCTGAGTAACTGGTTCATGTCATGACAGACCTGCATCATCACCTCCTGCGCATCCGGCAGCACATAGAGCGCGTCTCCCCGGTTGCCAAACGACACTAACAGGCTGTGTGACGATTCCAGCGAGACGGACACCACCCGCCGGGTATTGAGCAGCACCTGGCGTCCGGCGCTGTCGGTAAAGAGCACACCGCCCATACTCACCCCCTTGCCGGCAGCAGGTCGGTATCGGTATACACCTCCCTGAACGCCGCCTTGATGTATTTTTCCCCCAGCTGGGCCTGTGCATCACCGCTGGCCATCAGCCACGCCTGGCGCAGGGTGTGCGACAACACCCGCAAGGCACCGGCTTTCTGGGCAATGGCCTGTACCAGCGTCAGCTCACTTTCGCCGGTAATGCCCCAGGCGGCAGCAATCGCGGCCACATCCGCTTTTTTGGCCTTTACAACCGTTTGGAGCGGGCGATACGGCTGTACAGCCGGGCCAGATCATCCGCCCCCTGGGTTGAGCGGGCCGATTTCGACAGGCCGCGCGGGTTACCAATCAGTACCATACCGACCCCGGTCGCATCCTGAATGGCGCGCAGCTGCTCCAGCCCGTCAATGCCCAGGTGGTCGGCCTCGTCGACAATCACCAGCCCATTCGTGCCGGTCAGCCGCCGCCGAATTGCACGCGCCAGCGTCCCCTTGTTTCTGGGCAGGTCGCTAAGGCCCAGCGCTTCCGCCAGCTCCAGCAGACACTCGGTGATGCTGGCGTGGGCCGGGGAAAGGGTCACCATTCAGGTATTGGCATGCTGGCAGTACTGACGGGCGGCAAAGGTTTTGCCCACCCCCGGCACCCCGACAATCACATTCATGCACTGCGCCAGCCGGACAAACTGGAACACTGCCCATATCTCCTTGACCGTGGCCGTCTCCACAAACTGCGGCGGTGCGGGCAAGGTCTTTTTTTGCTGATAATCCGTCAGCCAGCGGGTTAACAGCTCACCGACCCGCTGGTTATTTCCGGTGTAACTCCCCTTGATAAAGTTGGATATCACCGCCCCTGACTGCCCGGTCTCGCGCGCTATCTGCGCCTGGGTTACCTGACCTGAATCAATCAGTTGATGCAGCGTCTTGATAAGATCATCGTTTTGGGTCATCATCCAGCCTCCTTGATGAAAAGCATTCTTGTGTTCCGATAAGGCCATTCGGTCCCCGCCGAATGTTTTTTTTACAACAGCGGATCGGCATCCTGCTGGGCTTCAAGTAGAGCCAGCCCACGCTGTAAGGCCCCTTCGGTATCCCAGTCATCCGCCTGAACTTCACACTCCACCGCCTGTTTCACGGCAGCATTACCCACCGTGCGGTAAACATTGCCAGGCAGCCAGTTGTCTTCCGCCACTGCGGGCAGGGTGACGGTGTTTTCTGCCTCGGCCAACGCCACTTTCTCTTCGCCCCGCTTGCGCATCCCCTTGATACGTTGTTGCCGGTTGTGGTATTCCGCCGTCACCGGGAAGGCCTGGCGCTTGTTGCCATCCCAGACGGCTTCACAGAGGTAGGAGCCATCCATGCGGCGCACGATCACCTTGCTGGCATCGTGAATGTCGTAGTTCACCAGCACCTTGTGCCCGTGCTCATCCGCCAGTTTGGCGGCATAGTAAATATTGTTGAGGAAACGGATTTCACAGCGACTGACGGTACGCTCGGTCTGCGGCATGAACAGGTCGCGTAGCTCAAACTGCGTCAGCCATTCCAGCTCGGTGGCTTCGTTTTCCAGCTTCCAGCGGCGAAACTCGGCCGGACTGTAATGCTGCCCATCAGGGCGTTTGGGTAATTCACTGTGCGGACGGGCGTTGTACCACTCGACGCCGGCCTTGATTTCATCAATCAGCATCTCCCAGGAGGGCTGCTTGCGCAGCGTGGTCTGCTGGGCGACGGTCAGCTCACCGCCCTTTGATTGGGCGTTCAACGCCGATTTAAGCGCCTTGCCGGTCTTGCGCACGGTTTCCCTGTCAGCGCCGGTGCCGTAGTAGGTGGCAAAATGGCGGGCAATGCGCATCGGCAAGGTGCGGTTAAGCCGTTCAATAATGCCGCGCCCTTGCGGATTGCCGGGAATGCCGGTCGGATGTTCAATATTCAGGCGGGTTAAAATACCGGTAATATCCGCATCGAGCGTGTTGTTGGTTTCACCGCTGCCATTATCCGAATAATAGAGAAACGGCTTGCCGTGGGTAGCAATGCCATACCGCAGGGCATCGGTGACGGCGATCACGTTCTCGGAGAGCGACAGGCTCCAGCCGGTGATATAGCGGCAGCTGCCATCGATAATAAAGGTCACTTCCGGCGAAAAGGGCTGACCGTGGTCGGGATGGGCGACTTTCATCTTCATGCCGTGACCGTCGCCAATCCAGACGTAGTTAACCGGTAAACTGGTCCAGTCGCGGCGAATAAACCCTTCCAGCTGGCGATATTCACTGCCGGTCTTGCGCCCGCGCTGTTTCACGGTTTCGGGGAGTTTCTCCATGGCATACAGCACCGCATCATAGGAAGGCTGCGCGGCCAGCATCAGCGGCTCATCGGCATAGCGTTGTTGCCATTCGGTGCAAAAATCCGCATACGCCTCTTTCATGCTGCACCCGTTCGGTTTGCGATAGTGCGCCAAGTAATCATGCAGCCAGGCGATGTGCTCCGGTTTGACCACTTCGCGCTTGCCCGGTGCCAGCACTATCAGTGCGTTCGGCAGGGGTAGCGGCTTTTTTGTAGTCGGCCAGCCAGCGCTTGAGGGTGATTTCACTCAGTTGACGGTTTTTGCCTTTCTTGGCATTGGCCACCTGTGCCGCTTGAGCGATACCCTCGGGCAACTGGCCTGTTTTCGCTTGCTGGACAATAAAACGGATCGCCTGCGCGCAGCTATAACGGGGGCTGTTGCCCTATGGTGAGGATATGCTGCACCAGTAACATCCGCGCATCAGCAATCTGGCGCTGTTTATCCGTCAGGTCGGCCAGCCTGCTTCCAACCAATGCCGGGCAACGGCGGTAAACGTCCAGCTTGCCGGCTTTTTCGAGGTTTGAGTTGGCCTTTGATACGACGGGTTGCTTGACGACATCATCCACAGGAGCAGCGATCATCAGTTGTTGAAGATGACGCTCACGGATCGCGCACTGGGCTTCAATAGGCAAACAATCAATGTGGTACTCGTAAGCTTTAGTCCCTTGACGTTTACGCACGAGATCGGGCGAGTTCTTCGTTAAACGCGCCAATATCTCTCTAATGCCCTTGGTAGTTTTGGGGAGACCTATTACGCCAATGATTTCTTTAGCAACAAGAAACATAATTATGATGCCTTGCGTATGTAGCTTTTAATCTTGTAACGGCTTGGCCAAATGATTTCCGGTTCGACCCCCAACGCCTCGGCAATAATCTTCTGATAAGTCTTACAGGGCGTGCGTAAAACCGTTTTGAGCGAATCCTTGCTGTAGCCGGCTTGTAAGGACAGTAAGCGAAACGACAGCCCCAACTTATGGATCTCCGCTTTAATGATTTCAGGGTGCCAATCCGCACACACGTCTTCTTTTCTACTCATCATTCGTCTATCCTAAAAAGTTATCCGTATGGGTAATCAGATGGTTATCTCTACGGATAGAATGATAAGAACAAAAAAAGAATTAAAATCAAGTGTTTTTGTTAATTCTTTATTCTTTGAGTTCTTGTCTTTTTATATCAATTACTTAGGTATGATTATGTCTAATTTTAAAAAAGAACAAACTCGTTCTTTTGGCTCCAAGGAAAAAGAACCTGTCATAGATCGAATTTTTCAGTTAGTAGATCGTTATCCGTCACGCTCTCAAGCAGCAAGAGCTTGGGGCATGAACATTAGCACCCTGCAAAATTATTATAAGCGTAAGGATATAGAGCCTACGCCACGCAAGGCTCATCTGCTTAAAATTGCAGAAAAAGAACAAGTATCTTTAGATTGGTTACTCACAGGAGAAGGTGAAATCCCAGACTTCAAAAAGAGCATAAAGAATGAAATGAACAAAAAGGAGTTAATTATAAAACAAGGAGTTAGCAACGAATTGATTGACTTGAAAATTATGGAGTTATTATCCTTTCTATCCAAGGATGAAAAAGAAAGAATCATGGAGGTTTTAGTTAGAAAGGGAGTAGAAACGGTTCTATACCTTCTAGATCCTTCAAACCAAGCGCTTCTTGAGCTAAGAGAAGATAAAAAACGAGTCGCTTTGCGGATGGACTCGATGTCAGAAGAACAGTTCAGAGAGATTTTGTCCAAAATTGAAATCAGTACCGAAGACACCATTTCAAAAGTAGAGCACTCTAACGCTAACATCCGGGCCAGAGCCTAA